GATCAATTTAAAGCCTATAGAAGAACCACCCTCATCAGTATGGCAGATCTCACATCAACCTCAGTAAATCAAACGGTATTAGCTACACAACCACTTACCACTCGTGAATTGCAACAAATTCGATCAATGGTACAAACATCAAGTAACCTTATGCAATTCGGTAATCACACAGCTCTCCCCGACTCGTATCTCGAAACATTCTTGTTTAACAACGGTGTTGTATATGAAGATGGTGATGTATTTTATGCTTGGTCCGAAACTGTTCATCATCCTACTTTCCTTGACGCTCAGGATCAGCGATACTCACTTGAACTTCATCCCATCGAGCATGATCAAACTGTAAGCCCAAATGTCTCTCACTCAGTTTGGTGGCAATGCGCTGATTTCAATAAATTTCGTACTCTTTCTGTCTTCGGCCGTCGTGTTGTACCTCGTGTAAGATATCATGTAGATGAATTTACTATTACTTTCTCTGTTAGTGTACCTCTACGTTGCCGCTCATTTCAGGATTATTATGATATTCATGTTCAAATGAAGATGAGAACCCCTAGTCCTTCCGTCCATGACCCAACTCACATCTCGCTCGCATCCGAAATCGAGTCAATATCTAATGATAACGATGTGTCCGTTCCTGCCGTAGTATCCCAACCGAATGAAATAACTATTAATGTTGGAGCTCTTACACCATATGTTGGACATTCCTCAAAATTAGCCGGTGCCGCTCTCTCAATGATAATGAATATTCCGCGCAAACCAGTACCTGCCAGTCCGGCGCCTCGTGTTCACCCAGCCGTCTTACTTACTCATTCTTTCTTCGATTTTGTGCGTGAACAAATTTCGCGAATGGATGCTACCATTATGCCAATTCACCTTGTTGAACAAACCTTTCCTGAAGCTTTCCTTGCTATTCCTGTTCCACGTGATATTGAAACTGGACTTGTAACTGCGCTGCGTTCAGTTGCAATGGTGCCTACATCTCAATACAACTTACATGTAATGGCTGAACGTGTACAAAGTCAATCAATGGACTGGACCGGCGGCAACTTCTCTCGGATTCCCATGCATGATGATGATATAATTATGACGCATGACACGATTACCGCCTTATCGACTGGAGTTTCAACATACCATCATCATCTTGCAATCACTGAAGATGATATGGCGGTAATCAAATCCCGTGTACCTGGTGTTATTAAATATCGTGGTTCAATTGATGATTTGAAAGCATTGTCAAACTTGCTCGAATCACCGCGTACACATCAAGTGCTTTTGCATTCCATTGCAACCATTCATATTTATGATATCGGTGATGAAAGTGAAATTGATGATCAGGAAATGTATAGTAAGAAAATTAGTTTCTTATTCCTCCTTGCTTATCTTATGGAATGTGTAACGTTACCAACTACGTTGAGTCAGGGTTTTGAGCCAAGATTACCGTTACTGCCGTCATCGCGCGTACCGTTCTATTTGGCTTTTGGAGTGTGACAGTCTGTTCGTGGATGATGAGGATAAAGGTAAGGCTAGGATGCGCAGTCA